ATTAGTGCTGTTACTAGCTAATTCAGCACACACGCCTACTACACAATTACCTGTGGAGGCAGCCCCGATAAGACTACGAATTTTGATGGTGACTGCGTGAAATTTAAACTGTCTATAAATATCAGAAATTCGCCTAAGCCTTGGTAGAGTACTATCACAAGGACGCATATATATTGCAATTTTAATAGATTGCGCAGAAGGCGCGGCAAATTTCGCAATGGGGACAGTCTCAGTATCCCTTATCCTAACAGTGCTAGATCCTAAATTAAGATTAGACATCATATTACTAAGTTGTCTTACCGATCTATTGTTATTATTATTATTGCTATTATTAGTCCTTTGTCGTTGGCGCCGTCGCTTATTCCGATTCCGCCGTGAGGCACTCGAAGGTCCGGGGTTTTGCGGAGTCATCATAGGTTGCCTGGTCATGTACCTAGCGCCTTGCCTAACCAATTCCTGCGCGGCTGCAGCTGCTGGTACCACCCAATAAGGTGTTTGTCGCCCATAAGGGACTAGTGGCAGGGACATTGCTAATAATATTCAAATACGAATGATAATTTAACCAATCAATAATATCTATCTGATTACGTTCCTGGGTATAATTATACTTTTCCAACAATTGTTGCATCTCTAAATCAATACCAAACGCATCCTGGAAGCTTAACCTGGCCTCAAGGGTAATTTCAGTAGGTTCATTACCCTTATGCGTATCCCAACGGAATAAATGATCAGGTTCAAATTTAGGTTTCTTGGATAAGGTTGATAATTGCCGACCATACTCTTGAATAATAGGCACACCTGAATTACAGGCAAGTTCACACATTCCCACTGCCGCGAGCCAATTGTCTGAACACTTTCTGTATTTTGGCCGCATTCGCTGGTACTGGGTGTGAGAAAAGATTCGAATAGGATTTCTCACAAACACGGGCCTTGTTGCCAGAATAATCTTGGACTGGCAAAATTCAATGTCGGCCAAACGATAAACCACCTGTAATTTAGTTTCAAATCCAAATTTTCCAAACCAAACTGGATCAACCTTAGCCAAGTCATTACTCTCTATAATAACGATGGAATCATCACCATCAAGCAACATATCATATTTGAATATTCCACACAAATACAAAAATCCCCACAAACAATCAAGGTTGACCATTGTATTTCCCAGTGCTGTGTCTGGGTCTCCACTCATCCTAGTTCCACGGGCTATGTATCTAATACCACTTTTTGAATATCCCAGGTTCCTCAATTGGGCTTTCATACATTTGTTAAGTAAATAGT